TTTAAGAAAGTTTATTATGACCCAATCATGGAAAGACCTTGTGCAATGTTTGTACCTGCAGAAGACTTTGTTGTTTCATATGGCGCATCTGATCTTATGACATGTGAAAGATACACACATGTGATGAAAAAATCATACAATGATATCGCAAAGTTAATGAATAATGGCTTTTATCGTGAGATAGAGTTACCGGAACCAGAGCCAGATTTCTCAGATATACAGGAAAAATATGACGAATTAGAGGGTGAATCTGCAACTATTGAGGATGATGATAGGCATACTCTTCTTGAGATGCATGTGGAAATGGAAATGCCAGAACCGTTTGAGGAAGAAGACGGTATAGCCAGACCTTACGTTATCACAATAGATAAATCATCCAGAGAGATATTATCCATAAGAAGGAACTATTACGAAGATGACAACAAGAAAAGAAAGAGACAGTACTTTGTCCACTACAGGTATCTCCCCGGGTTGGGCTTTTACGGTACAGGACTTATACACCTCATCGGAGGACTTGCCAAAAGTGCAACCTCAATTCTCAGACAACTTATCGATGCCGGTACGTTGTCGAATCTGCCTGCTGGTCTTAAAGCTAGGGGTCTTCGTATCAAAGGGGATGATTCGCCTCTCATGCCGGGTGAGTTCCGTGACGTTGATGTCCCGGGTGGTGCGATCCGTGACGCTATTACTTTCATTCCTTACAAAGAGCCGTCATCAGTATTGTACCAATTACTTGGAAATATCGTTGACGAAGGAAGAAGAATAGGGTCGGTAGCCGATATACAGGTTGGGGACATCAACGCCCAAGCACCTGTTGGGACAACTCTTGCTTTGATGGAAAGATCAATGAAAGTTATGTCTGGGGTACAGGCTAGACTTCATGCAGCATTAAAGAATGAGTTAAGATTACTTGCTAATGTTATCAAGGATTACATGGATGATACATATGCTTATGAGATGGAAGGAGACTTTTCTAGAACAAAAGACTTTGACGATCGCATAGATGTAATACCAGTATCTGATCCTAACGCAGCAACAATGTCACAAAGAGTTATGCAGTACCAAGCAGCTTTACAGCTTGCACAGCAAGCACCTCAACTTTACGATATGGGTAAGCTTCACAGACAAATGCTTGAGGTTCTTGGAATACAAGATGCAAGTTCAATAATCAAACTACAAGATGATATTAAGCCTGCAGACCCAGTTACAGAAAACATGGCAATGTTAAAACAAGAGCCAGTAAAAGCATTTAAGTATCAAGATCATGAAGCACATATAAGAGTTCATATGGCAGCAGCTAATGATCCAAAGATAAAAGAAATTGTAGGGCAGTCACCATTTGCGGGTGCAATACAGGCAGCTTTATCAGCTCACATAACAGAGCATGTGGCATTTCAATACAGAAAAGAGATAGAGAAAAATCTTGGTGTTTCTATGCCTAATCAAGAAAAGCCATTACCAGAAGATGCGGAAGAAGAGCTGTCAAGAATAACTGCAGAAGCAGCAGAAAAGTTATTGAAATCTAATACAGCTGAAGCTCAACAAGCACAGGCACAAAGACAACAAGAAGACCCATTAACTCAAATTCAACAAAGAGAGCTTGCCATAAAAGAACAAGAGCTTGAACATAAGAAACAAATGGACATGGCTAAATTAGAACTGGAAGCTCAGAAAGCGATGATGAATGATAAAAATCAAACCGAAAGACTGGAGTCTGAAAACAAAAGAGAAGGTGCGAGACTTGGTGTTGCCCTTACAAAAAATTCTTCAGACGCTCAAATTCAATCTCAAAAGATTAAAAACGAAGCTGTCGCAGAAGGTACGAAGCTTGCTGTAGACATAGCAAAAGATTTAGCAAATGAGTAAAAATGAAACTATATACACATACATTATTAAAAAAGTTCAGGAAGAAATAGATGTTGTCTCTGACTATCTTTCATCCGGCAGACCTAAAAACTTCGAGGAATATCAAAGACTTGTCGGTAAAATCGAAGGCTTGTCAATTTCCAAAGAACTGTTGCAGGAAGCTGAAAAACGATTTATTGAAGATTAGGGGTTTTCAAATAGTCAACACCTGTGTATATTTAAAGTAACGATATATCAGACGATAGAGTCTGCAAGGTGACTGTGAACCTAAATCACTGCAAAAAGGACCAGAGATGTACTCTGCAGAAAAAATAAAACTAGACGAAGATACTACTCGTAAACTACCTGAACCACAGGGTTACAAACTATTAATAGCAATACCAAAATTAGAAGAAAAAACTAGTGGTGGTGTTATTATTCCAGACAAATTAAAAGGGATGGAGCAAACTGCTTCTATTATAGGATTGGTCATAGCTTTAGGAAAAGCCGCATATAATGATGCAGACAAGTTTCCAGATGGCCCATACTGTAAAGAAGGTGATTTTGTAATATTCAGATCATATTCTGGAACAAGGTTTAAGCTCAGAGGTGAAGAATTTAGATTGATCAATGACGATACAGTTGAAGCTGTGGTTGATGATCCTAGAGAATATACGAGGGTGTAATGGAAAATACAGCAGAAAAAATAGAACAAGAAATTGATATGTCTAACGATCCTATAGAAATAGAAGAGATTGATGACACACCAGAAGCAGACAGAGGAAAGCCTAAGAGAGCAGAAAATACAGAACCTCAAATACCAGATGATGACGAGGTATCTAAATACTCAGGTGATGTACAAAAAAGAATTAAACAACTCAAGTATGAGTATCATGAGGAAAGACGGCAGAAAGAAGAAGCTGCCAGAACTAAAGAAGAAGCAATTAGTGCGGCTTCTAAGCTCATGGAAGAAAATAAAAAATTAAGAAAAACCCTTGATGATGGCGAGGGTGTTTTAGTTGAGCAGGCTAAAAGCAGAGTTCAAGCTCAGTTAGATCAGGCTAAGCATAAATATAAAGAAGCATACGAGGCAGGTGACCCTGACAAGTTAGTTGAAGCACAAGAAGAATTAAGTGCAGTGCAAAACGAAAAGTTTAGAGTAGAAAGCTACAAGCCTCCTGTAAGAGCAGAAGAGCCTGAAGTGTCTCCTCCACTCAATCAGGCTCCTGCACAACCACAAGTGCAAGCGCCTACTGGAAGAGATAAAGAATGGCTTGATTCTAATAGTGACTGGTTTCAAAAAGAGGGTCATGAGGATATGACAGGTTACGCAATGGGCGTACACCAAAAACTAGTTAAAGCAGGAATTAACCCTAAACTAGATACAGAAGAATATTTTAAAAGAATTGATGATGCTATGGGAAAAGCTTTCCCAGATCATTTCCAAAACAAGCAGAATGTTGAGACAGAAGAGGTAGAAGCACCTCAACGACCTGCTGGTAACGTGGTTGCCCCTGTTAATAGAAGTGCAAAAAAACCACGCAAAGTGCAGCTAACCTCCACCCAGATAGGACTCGCTAAACGTCTGGGAGTTACACCTGAACAATATGCAGCGCAACTATTGAAGGAGTCAATATAATGGCTAATCGTGACCCACGCACACTTGAGACAAGAGATACATCAGAACGTAAGGTAACTTGGAAACGAGCTAATGCTTTACCAGACCCCGATCCACAAGAGGGAGTAGAATTCCGTTGGATTCGCACATCAACACTTGGTCAGAATGATAATACTAATGTTTCATCTAAATTTCGTGAAGGTTGGGAGCCAGTAAAACTAGAAGATCACCCAGAACTTAAAGTTTTACCAGATGTCGATTCCAAATTTAAGGGTAATGTAGAGGTTGGGGGACTGTTACTTTGCAGGAACTCAAAGGAAAACATGGATGCTCGAAGGGAATATCATCAGCAAAAAACTGCTAGTCAAATGGCAGCCGTTGACAATAATTACATGAGAGAGTCCGATCCACGTATGCCAGTACTCAGACCAGAGAAAAGCACACGCAAATAAGAAATAAATTTTAACTTTTTTTAAATGAAGGAGACAGTATATGTCCGCAACAGCAGCTCCTTTCGGTTTAAGACCAGTTGGCAATCTTTCTGGAACTTACAATGGTTCGTTCCGTCAGTATCCAATACTGAGTACTGAATCAACAAGGATTTGTTTCGGCGATCTAGTCAAATTGACAGATGCTGGAAGCACAACCACTATCCAAAAGGATACTGGTACTACATCAGCAACACCTATAGGAATATTCTTAGGTTGTCGCTACACTGATCTAAGCACAGGTCAAACACAATTTAGTCAGCAATGGTCTGGCACAGCTCATACTAATGGTATGGTTTATGTTTGTGATGATCCAAATGTATTGTTTGAAATACAGGCAGACGGCAGTGTGAATGATGATGATATCGCAGCTAACGCAGCTTTAGTACAAGGAACATCAAATGCAACTTTAGGTATTTCTAGAGTATCACTTGATATTAGTACTGCAGCTAATACAGCGGCCTTACCAATAAGAATCGTAGACTTCAAAGGCGGTTTTGATGGTGATGAAAAAGGTACATCATTTCCTATAATGGTTTGTAAGTTTAATACAGGTCATCAACTTGGTATCGGTGTCGTTTCTGGCAACGCACCATCAGCAGCTTAATAGGGAGATTGAACTATGGCTATTTCAAGAGCGCAACTCCTTAAAGAGTTGTTACCGGGTCTAAACGCCCTTTTCGGTCTAGAGTACCAAAAGTACGAAGACGAACATGCAGAAATCTATGACGTTGAAAATTCAGAGCGTAGCTTTGAAGAAGAAGTCAAGTTGTCAGGATTTGGTGCAGCACCAATCAAGCAAGAGGGCGCAGCTATATCTTACGATACAGCTCAAGAGTCTTTTACTGCTAGATATAACCATGAAACTGTTGCAATGGGTTTCTCTATCACTGAAGAAGCGATGGAAGATAACTTGTATGACTCACTATCAGCGAGATATACAAAAGCATTAGCAAGAGCTATGGCTTATACTAAGCAAACAAAAGCAGCTTCATTGCTTAATACAGGTTTTGACACTTTTACAAGTGGCGATGGTCAGTTCTTATTTGATACAGATCACCCAACTGTGCAAGGTGGAAACAACCGTAACAGACCAACATCTGGTGCTGACTTAAATGAAACTTCACTAGAGCAAGCCGTTATTGATATTGCAGCTTTCGTAGACGAAAGAGGCTTATTGATTGCAGCTAGACCTAGAAAGTTAATCATTCCACCGGCATTAATGTTTGTTGCTACAAGAATTCTACAATCAGAATTAAGAGTAGCGACTGCAGACAATGACACAAATGCATTAAGATCAAATGGGTCAATCCCAGAAGGCTATTCTGTTAATCACTATTTAACAGACTCAGATGCTTTCTTCTTGACTACAGATGTTCCTAATGGAATGAAGATGTTCGTAAGAACACCTATGTCAACTGCAATGGATGGAGATTTCAACACAGGTAATGTAAGATACAAAGCCCGTGAGAGATATTCATTCGGTGTATCAGATCCATTAGGTATGTATGGATCACCGGGTGCATAAATAAAATAATATAGAGGGGCGTAAATCGCCCCTTTACTTTTTCCCTTAACAGTTACATGGTGTAACTGACACTTGCCAAGATAAGGAGATTTACATGGCTAATACAACTTTTAACGGAGCAGTCCGTTCCGAAGGTGGATTTACATCCATATCTAAAAATAGCACAAGCGGTGCTATCACAACCCTCTCAAGCATTAACTCAAGCGGTGTGTCATCATTTGACGCAAACACACTTTCTGTAGAAGCAGGTACAGGTATAACAACTGGTACTGGAACTATATATAAAACTGCTGTTCAAAGAGTTGGTGGAATTATCACAACAAGAATTTTAATAGACCTAACAGGTTTAAGATCAACAGGCTCTGGTGACATCATTGGTGTTAACGGAACTGCATTGGTTTGTCATATTGGTCAGATAACTGCTGCTCAAAATGGTACAATCTTAACAGGTAGTATGGAATGTTTTGAAGCACCAGCAGGTGGCGATCCAGACATTAACATACACTCTGCAACAGAAGGTACTGGTGTAGAAGATGGTGCTATTGGTGATTTAACTGAAACATTAATGGTTAACGCAGGTGATGCAACATTAGGAAGCAAAGTTTACTTTGAAGCCGTTCCAGCCGCTGATCAATTCTTATATCTAACAACAGGTGCTGCAACAGATGCAGATTACACTGCTGGTAAATTATTTATAGAATTAATGGGCTACGCAGCTTAATTATGGGGGCTAGTCCCCCATCTTTTTAAGGAGAGAAATATGTCAGGTCGATCAGACACCAAGGCATTTAATATTAATCAAGGTGACTCTGCTGCTGTTCTAGGTCCTCAAAGGTCTAGAATTAGGCAGGTTGTTATATTTGGTAATGCTGCTGGTGTATTAACAATAAAGGATGGATCAGGTGGAGAAACTTTATTACTTCAAAGTTTTCCTACTGGTTTACATACATTGAACTTACCGGATCAAGGAATATTAGCTGAGAGTGGTGCTTATATTCATGGATTTACTGGTTCAGGTAATAAGTTAACCTTGTTCTTGTCATAATGGCTACTAAGGGAACAATGAAAGGTCACACAATAGGGGGCGGTCATAAACGCCCTACTAAGTCAGGCGCAGGCATGACTAAAAAAGGTGTGGCCAAATATCGCAAAGATAATCCCGGATCAAAGCTAAAGACAGCTGTTACTGGTAAAGTAAAAAAAGGTAGTACTGCAGCCAAGAGACGTAAGTCTTACTGTGCTAGATCAGCAGGACAAATGAAACAATTTCCTAAAGCAGCAAAGAATCCCAATAGTCGTTTAAGGCAAGCTAGAAGAAGGTGGAAATGTTAATGGAGAAGAATGTTCAGTCTTTGCAAATAGAATTTGCTGAATGGAAATCCAAACAAGACTATCTTGTAAAGCATGTTGATGAGTTAAGAGCAGATATGACAGATATTAAGAGAGCAGTCTTTCAAGCTAAATGGATGTTGATTGGTGCTTT